TTGCAGAATCTTGATTGCAATGAGAGATCTTAAGATTTTTTAAATCCTTTGATAATTCATCACCAAACATCTGAAGATTCATCCAGAAGTTTACTAATGGTTCATAAAGATCATTTACCCATATCTTTAGATGTGGATACATTTTACTAACATGTATTGCTACACTACCACCACCTAAAAATGGTTCACGAAATTCAGTATAATCCCGAAGATCTGGAAAGAATTGACCCATTTTAGTACAGGCACGAGATTTACCACCAGGATATCTAAGTGGTGTTTTTAGACCCTTTTTACTCATAATTAATAAAATCTATCATAAGGACTACTCTTAACTTGAACTTCAATAGTATCAAAGATTCTATTTAATGAACGAGCAAATCCTCTATATCCAGAACCAACATATAATTGACCCAATACAACTGATGCTGTTGCAACACCCCAGAAGATATAGTAAAATCTACTCTTAACCTGATTCCTTACTTTTTCTTTGTTCATCATTTTGTTTTCTCCATTGTGTAATTAAGATGTTCAATTCGTTAATTCGCTCTTCTGCGATTTCAATTTTTTCTTCAAGATTAGTTTTCTTCATTTGAACTCACATTCTACCATTATTTCGGTAAGACACGCAAGCATATTTATCTCTTGATCTGCTACAAATGCTATTTGATACTGGTACTTTGCAATAACAAGAACGGCAGCAGGAATAGTGGAAACGACAAGGGAGTCGTATAAACTATCGTAAATGCGACGCAATAATACAGTAGGATCATTATCCAAATTATCCACCACCCATTTTCTAACTTCCGAAAAATTTTTCGTTTTAAGATTTTTAACGAGATCATTTACAGAAACGTCAGAAAAAGCAGCTAATATTCCACTATCTATCTTCCCACTAACAGCATATCTTTGACATTCATTTAGAACTCTTCTCCAATCAGGAAAATACTTATTAACCAATTCAGCAAGAACTTTCTTATCAAACTCAATCTTTTCTTGTTCTAAAATATGTACAAGTCTATTAAAAAATTTTACCGCAATTTTCTGTTTATGTTTACCCTGAATACTAAACTCAACCACAGCACATCTCGAATGGAGGGGTTCAATGATTTTATTTTTGTAGTTGCAAGTGAAAATGAATCTGCAGTTTTTGGAGAACTCCTCAATACTCGCTCGCAAAAGGAGCTGTACGTCGGGAGTGGTATTGTCTGCTTCATCGATGATGATAACTTTGTGTTTCGACTCACTCGTGAGAGATACCGTAGACGCAAAGTTCTTGGCATTATTCCTAACAGTATCAAGAAAACGCCCTTCATCCGATCCGTTAATGACATAGTAGTCTGCCCCTAACTGATTACATAAACATTTAGCAACCGTAGTCTTTCCAATACCAGGTGGTCCAGAAAGAAGCATATTAGGAATCTCACCCTTAGATAAAAAATCCTGAAACATCTTCTTGGTGTTTTCAGGTAAGATACATTCTTCAATTTTTTGAGGGCGGTATTTCTCTACCCAAATAAAGTCACTCATGATCAAAAATAGGATCGATTGGATTAATCAAATTTTCATTAACATCACCCAAATTTAAATTAATAGCAATAGTAGTTTTTCTAACATTACTATCTGTAATAATAGGGGAGCGATGTATTATATAAGATGGAAATATTATAACATCACCTTCTTCAACATCAACTTGAAATGTTGTATTCCTTTCAATATCAACAAATTCTGTACTGAATTTTCTTTCAGGCAATTCTAAAAGATATGATAAAGAAATACTCGAATTTCCATGAACGTGCCAACCATGCCAAGAATTATTAACATATTGTTGAAACCAACAACCAGAGGTAGTAAAGTCCTTAACCCAATATTTGTTACAGATTTCTTTCCACAAAGATACTGCATTTTGTTCTAGAATAGAAAAATAATTAGGATGCTGATTTGGTCTAGTATCATCATAAAAATCAGTCTTAGTTACTGGATCAGGACAATCACCAACCTGCTCATAATTTTCAATAAGATTTATAATCTTTGGTTTTATTATTTTATGAGATTCAAGTTCATGAACCCAAACCAGATCTATACTCATAATCTTCTGGCATTACCACATCTTTTAGCAGTAGGATATTGTGCATCAAATATTTTACCAGCATAAACTTGGTTATCTGCTTGCACAATAGCCTTATGATATTTTGTTCCTGTAGTAGGTAATCTATATGTTACTTCCCAATTTGCCATTTATTTAATTTTAGAATTTAAATTGAAAGAAATAATTATTCGTTCTTCAGTTTCACTATAATGTGGAGGAGCCATATGTGTAAGACTTGCAGGAAATATTACTAAATCCCCTTCATCCACTCTAATCAATCTATTCTCTTTAACCCCTAAATTATTAGGGAAAGGAGAAAAGAATTGTGTACTATGATGAACCTCTGGATTCATTTTAGCATATAAAACACAAGACCATCCAATTGATCCATGATCATGTGGTGCATGATAATCGCCAGATTTATACTTCTGACACCAAGGACCTTCTATTTGAGAGAAATCAAATACAGAAGACTCTGTATAAGATAGAAATTCTTTCAAATATTTACTCATTAATTGGAGAAATTTATTCCTATATGGTGGATGTTGACCTTGACTCATATAAGTAAAGTAATCAGTAAACGAAATAGTTCTATCATCATATCCATCAGTCATGTAAGAAAGTATAAGATCTTTATTTTCAGACCATTCTTCTACATAAACTTTATGAATATCTATAGAGAATACAGGAATCGTTTCAAACATTATCCAAAAGTAGAATCTGGTTCTAAAGCAATATAATACTTAAGATTATAAGTGCTATTAGTAAACTCAGAGAGTAATTTAGAAGATACTATAACATCATAAGAACCAGGAATGATCTTGATATTCTCAACCTTAAAATTAAAACTAAACTCTTTATCAGTTTCTCCTACCTGAACAGAATAACTATTAGATGTATCATTCTTCTTATCACGGACGACAAGTTTAACTACACCTGCTTCACCAACAACACAGAGATCTGGTAATTGGTATACTGCTGCTGCTTTAAGTAACTTATCCAAAGCAGTACTTTCCAACTGGAAATGCACATCCTCAGACGGTAAATTAATCTGCTTATCTGGTGGAGAAATAATTACCTGTGGATCTGCATAGAAATACTTAACCTTTCTCTTACCTTCACGAATAGTAAGATAAGATTCTTCAGTAAAATCCATATCAGGATCTTGATGTAAACTTAATCCATTAAGAAATTGATTTAGATCATATACACCAAATTGTCTAGGAAACTCTTCCTCAATATTTGCTTCTGCTAGAATATTTTTAGCAACAGAAATAGTGCGAAGTTGATTGCCTTCTTTTACAAGAATAGAATTGTTAATTCCAGCAAAGTTTTTTAGAACTGTTAATGTCTTTTCAGAAAGTTTCATAACCACGGGTAGTTGTCTCTTTTAATTGCCCACTGAAGTGATAAAGTAGGAGTGTATAGTGTAATGCTTTTAGTATATCACGTTTTGCTTGTCCTTTCTTATCATAGCGACTCAAATACTTGATTGCATTAGAACGACAGAAAGATTCCGCATCGCCAACTGACTCGATAAGATCAAGTGTCTGGACATTGTTTTCTTTGGAAGTATAGTGTCCACCATATGTTGTGGAGATATAATCCTGAAGAGCTTTGATAGATTCATCTTCTTTATATTTTCTATTTGAAGGATCCGTTATTCCAGCTGCAGCAGCACCAGTACCACCAAATGTCGTATCACCAAATGTAACTGTATTTGAATCTGGTACTGATATATTAAAATCAAATCCTGAAGTATCTAAAGTAATTGTATCAGAATAATCGCTAACATAATCACTAGCAATGAAAGTATCAGATATTGCAGAAGGACAATTAGATGTATCAATAAATACTGACTCTGGATAATCAGTAAGTTTAAAATCTACCCAAGGACTGCCAGTAATTGTATCAGTCTGTCCATTTTGTGTATCAATCTTGATATCTTCAGTTATCTCAAAGACATCAGTTGGTATA